ACATATATGAAGAGGAACCGACAATCATAGAAATAACCCCAACACCATGTGTATTCAATGAATGGATATGGACTTTCCTGAAAATGTTGTTTATAGCACAACTTTTTGTTATTATGGCATTTGCAGAAACATTCGTGTTTCAAGTGGTTCCGATATCGACTTTGGCCTTTTCAAGTGGTGTCTTAGCTACAGGGAATGGTAAATATACACAAATAGCCGCGTTATTACATAAATTACAATGTATGATTGCCATGACGTATTCAATTTTATTCAAAGATACGTGTATGCTATTCATATCCATGACATATTTAATAACCTATACTGTGTATTTTATTTCATTAAGCTTTGGTTAATTCTTATCACTCTCAGACGCGTGGAATTTTACGACATATAAAGATTTGGTTCGAATGCAATACATGAGTCTTCAAATTAAGAAGCTATACCCTGAGGCTACTATACCAACGAGAACATCACCGGGATCGGTAGGTTACGATTTATATAGTATGGAGGAAATCATAGTTCCTCCTATGGAACGAGCATTCGTGAGTACGGGCGTGTGCGCATGTCTACCACTGGGCGTGTATGGTAGAATCGCACCTAGATCCGGTCTCACACTCAAACACGGCATACAAACGGGTGCTGGAGTTATCGACCCTGATTTTACTGGTGAACTGAAAGTTATCCTATTTAATCACGGGAGTGAACCGTTCGTCATTAAACAGGGGAATCGTATCGCCCAAATGATTTTAGAGCGTTGTGAAACACCGCTCATAGAAGAGGTAAGTGAATTAAAATCAACGCAGCGCGGGGAAAGTGGGTTTGGTTCTTCTGGGAATTAATTCGAGAATGCAATTCCAGCCATGCCATCTTTTATGCGTAATATGTTGTAGTTAACCGCATATACTCTGTATAAACCTCCGGTGGTACTGGACGTTGGAGCTTGAATGGTTAATTTAGCGTTGTCTATGCGAGAGAAATTTAGGCTACCACTTGGTTGCGAGCGGTTCATGGTAAGACAGAAAGGCCACGAGAACAATGGAAGCGCATCGAGCGAAGATGGCGCGAGGTTCGTCGTGTGCATTTCGTGGACGACGTTGTGGTGGAAGGTATTGGACATGTTTTCGAAGAGCGCCAAACCATTGATGTAAAGGGAGGCCTTGTCGAAGCTGTAATCACTCACCCAACCGGTACCGGATACATTGGACGTGGTCAAGTGGAGGGACTGCACTGGATGATTGAAATACGTAAGATCAATCGACGTATCAGTCTTGGTGATTGGCTGGTATTGCGTTTGGGTAATGAGAATTTCGTGTTCTTGAGACGTGAAATGTTCGCGCTCGGCAGTATCCAAATAAGCATACATACCATAAATCTTTGGCGCCGCACTCAAGTCGCTCAAACCCGATCGGCACTTGATTCGCAATTCAACATCGTGATATTGGAGTCCAACGAGGGGGAGGGACTTGGTCCATTCCTCACTGAAGAAGAATGGGATTATGTAGTGATCCCCAGCGGCCCCACTGACTCCCTTCGCATTATCGGATACCTCCGAGGTGGTGACCGCACACGAAGCTTTCGACTGTCCTTCTCTGAGGATAACGTTGTGGACACCCTGCACGTACAAGGAATCCATGCGACAAACTTCTTGGCCTCCGATGTGTAGGCTGAATTCAGTCACTGTCGTATCATCCGTCGATTGAAAACCACCCGTGTTTGCACCGACACTGGATATATTTGGGTGTTCGATCCACACGTAACTCAAAAGGTCACCCTTAGATCGAATTGGTACCACCACTTCACTTCCACCGTTGAAAGTACCGATGTAATCCATGCGTTCGGGTTTGATAGCAAAGTTCGTGTAACGTTTGTAGTTCTGGCGCCAAAAACTCACTTGTGGTTCGCCGGTTATATAGGCATCCTGAGCCCCGACTGAAACGAGATCGACAAGTGCAGCTGACATAATTATTATTAAACGATATTAAAATTTTAGGTACATAACGAAGTATGGTTGTCTTTCAGGCTCTCACCTGGGAGACGAAAGACACGGATGACGAGCACTTGATCAGTATCTTTGGAAAAACAAATGAGGGTAAATCTGTGTGTGTCACAACTGCGTTCACACCTTATTTTTTTGTGAAGCTTCCAAGGAATGTCACTCAACAAAGGGTACAAATCATATACAACAAAATCGAGAAGGCGTGTCCTGGCTGTCTCTCCAGCTACAACACGATTCACCGTAAGGATGTTTGGGGGTTTCAGAATAATGAGCAATTTCCATACCTCCAGTTGTTCTTCAAGAATCTTGCTGCGAGACGAATGGTTGCTGGTAGATTAAGACGACCTTTGCCAGATGAATCGATTAAACTCAAGATGTATGAATCCAACTTGGATCCAGTTTTGCGACTTATGCATAGAACTGGTATTCAGTCAACTGGATACCTGGACACTGGTGATGAGTGTTACCCCGCTCACAATGCGCATGTTGACATCGATCTGGAATGTAAGAATTGGAAGAAACTCACACCGGTTGAAAATCCAGAAACAGCTCCATTTGTGGTTGCGTCTGTGGATATCGAGTGTAATAGTTCAACTGGTAAATTTCCGGATGCTGATATCGAAGGTGATGCATGTTTTCAAATTGCAATTTCTCTGTGTAAATTTGGGAGTGACCAACCGTATGATAAAACATGTTTGTGTTACAAAAACACAGATCCAAATCTTGAAGGTTCAAATGTAATTTCGTATGCTACTGAACGGGAAATGCTCGAAGCATTCCGAGATTACTTACACGAAAAGGATGTTGATATCATTACTGGCTGGAACATTTTTGGTTTTGATCTTGAGTACCTCATGAAACGTGCAATCGTCACTAAATGCAATTTGAAATTTTTTCAATTGAGTAAGTTACGTGGACACAATTGCGAACTTAAACTCAAGAAACTGTCTTCGAGTGCCTTGGGTGACAATGACCTGAAACTTGTGAGTATGCCTGGTCGTTTTATTTTTGATTTGTTTCATGAAGTTAAAAAGGGCTATAAACTTGACTCATATAAATTGGACAATGTATCTAAGTTGTATCTCGGTGACAACAAAATTGATATGCCCGCAAAGGAGATGTTTGCCCGTTACAAGGAAGGCGATCCCGTGAAATTGCGGGAAGTTGCTGAATATTGTATTAAGGATACCCTTCTTCCACATCGCCTTCTGTCTAAATTGTGTATCCTGATTAATCTTCTAGAGATGGCTAAAGCGACATGGGTACCCCTGTGTTTTCTCGTAGAAAGAGGTCAACAAATCAAGGTGTTTAGTCAACTCACAAAGAAGGCTCGAGAAATGGGATTTATGGTACCCACGATTCAATATGGTCAACTTGCCGAACAAGGGTATGAAGGTGCGACGGTTCTCGACGCACAAAAAGGTGCATACTATAAACCAATTACTGCTCTCGATTTTGAAGCTCTATATCCTTCAATTATGATGGCACATAACTTGTGTTATTCGAGTCTCGTGATGGATCCAAAATATGAAAATGTCCCGGGCATTGAATATGAAACCTTTGAGATTCCGGTTCCGAGTAAGGTCGAAGGGCAACCACCCACAAAACGCATGTGTAAATTTGCGCAAGGGGTTCCAACGCTTTTACCGAGTATCCTCATCGAACTGAAGCAATTCAGAAAACAAGCGAAGAAGGATATGGCGACGACGACTGGTGCACTCCAAGCGATGTACAATGGTAAACAGTTGGCCTACAAAATTTCTATGAATTCCGTGTACGGGTTTACGGGCGCCTCAAAGGGTATCCTTCCATGTGTAAACATCGCGTCGACCGTGACGACGAAGGGTCGTAGCATGATTGATCAAACAAAGGAGTACGTGGAAAAGAACTTCCCGGGTTCAAGAGTAAGGTACGGCGACACCGATAGTGTAATGGTCGAATTCGATGTGGGTGACCGCAAAGGTATCGAAGCTGTGGAATACAGTTGGGAAATCGGTGAACGGGCCGCCGAAGAGTGTACCGCACTCTTCAAAAAACCAAATAACTTGGAACTCGAG